TTGTTACGGGTAATCAGCTCAAAACCTTCGAGGCTCAGCTGAGAAAAATCGGAAACGTCAATCTGCGGGCGATGTCGGAGCAGTTCAAGGATATGGGCAACAAGCTCACAGCAGCGGAACAGGCTATGCAAGGGCTCTCGATGGCGGCTGCGGCTGTTGCTGCATCAATCGGAGCCGTTACGGTCAAATCCGCTTCGTGGGCGGATGACATCAATACGATGTCGAAGGTATATAGCATAGGCACAAAGGATCTCCAAATGTATTCGGCTGCGGCTGACCTTGTAGACGTATCTGTCGAGACGATAGCGAAGTCACACGTCAAACTCGAAAAACAGATGATGTCCGCATCAAAGGGAACGGGATCCAGCGCGGAGGCATTTGAGAAGCTCGGTGTTTCGGTTACAAATGCAGACGGATCTCTTCGGGACGGGGACGCGGTATGGCAAGACACTATTGCCGCACTCGGCTCGATGGAGAACGAGACCGAACGTGACGCACTCGCGATGCAATTAATGGGCAAATCGGCGGCCGAACTGAATCCGCTCATCGAGGACGGAGGCGAGACATATAAGCAAGTCGCCGAGACGATGCAGAAGTACGGTCTCGACTTTGTAGATCAGGAGACACTCGATCAGGCAAACCAGTTCAACGACGCACTCGATACGATCAAGCTCGTAGGAATGACAGCATTTCAACAGCTCGGGACACAGCTCGCGGCGTATCTTGCGCCGGCTATGCAAAGAGTGGTTGATCTTGTTGGACAGATTGCGGCGTGGTTTGCGAACTTGTCTCCGGAGACTCAGGCACTTATCGCGGGTATTGCTGCGGTCGTTGCGGTACTCGCTCCGCTTCTGATTGGGCTCGGAAAAGTATCGTTTGCAATTAGCTCGATAATGGGCCTTATGGCAACGCTCGGACCAGCTATCGGCGGAATCGTGACCGCGCTCGGTCCGGTCATCCTGATAATCGGCGCGGTCGTTGCTGCCGGTGTTCTGCTCTATAAGAATTGGGACACGATAAAGGCGAAAGCATTAGAGTTCAAAGACACAGTAGTTGCAACATTCAACGCATTTAAGGCACAGGTCGCGGCTCAGTTCAACGCTATTAAAACGGCTATAGTTACACCGATACAGAACGCAATCAACACGGTTAAAGGCATAATCAACAGGGTGAAGAGCTTTTTCCCGATAAAGGTTGGAAACCTTTTGAGTGGGCTAAAACTTCCGCACTTTAAAATTAGCGGAAAGTTCTCGCTCAATCCTCCGAGCATCCCGAAAGTATCGGTTGATTGGTACAAGACCGGCGGTATCTTTGACAGTCCGAGTCTTATCGGTGTAGGTGAAGCCGGTCCTGAGGCGGTCGTACCGCTCGATAAATTCTGGGACAAGCTCGACAATCTGAGCGGTGAGACGAATATCGTTATAAACGTGAATGGAGCGAATAAGAATCCAATAGAGATAGCCGAAGAGGTAAAACGGATCCTTATTAGGGAAACGAATCAAAGGAGGCTGGCGTGGCAGTAATACCAACAGGAGCGATCTATAAGTCGCTCATTTTTGATGGCGAAGATTCGCGTAATTATGGCGTTTATATTACAGGCGAAGCGGTCTACAACGCTCCGGAACGCGATGTCGAAATGGTTTCGATTCCGGGGCGAAACGGATCGTTTGCGCTCGATAACGGACGTTTTGAGAATATCGAAGTCAGTTATCCGGCCGGCATATTTGCCGAGACCGAGGCTGACTTCGCTGAGGCGATATCAGACTTTCGTAATTTTTTGTGCTCTCGGAAGGGATACGTCCGTCTGACAGACGACTACAATCCGAACGAGTACCGAATGGCGATATATAAAAGCGGCCTGGAAGTAAAACCGGCACAGCTTAAGGCGGGACAATTCGATATCACGTTCGACTGCAAACCACAGAGATGGCTGACGAGCGGGGAAACTGCTCAGGCTGTTGTCGATGGCGAGACGCTGACTAATCCGACGCTGTTCCCGGCTAGTCCGCTTATAAAGTGCAAGGGGTATGGCAGCATATCTTTCGGCGGAGATACGTTGATTGTAAAACAGGTGCCTATTGGGGATTTGTTATTGTCGAACGGGGCTTCTTTTAGTGCATCGAATATGGAGCCCGATCCACTTGGCGAAATTGCACGACTAATAATAAATACGAGTGAGTTGAATACGGACGATCAGATAACTGTAAGCTCTTCCGTGCTTACATATAGCCTTAAAACGCCCGCGTGGATATATTCAAACGTATATGTAGACCGCGAGTCCGGTGAAAATTGGAAAACAACGTGTGCAATCACAAGCTCGAGCACGGCGTACTTCAGAACCACCATTCCAAAGCAGACATTCCAAAAGGGAACAGCAGCGGCCAGAAATTATACATACTGGCTTAATTGGGAGGCGGATGAAGGTTATGTTACGGCCTCGATTCCTATTGACATACGTCTCGAATACAACGGAGGCAGCACTATAAAAATAAGTGCGACAAAAGAAGAAAGCGACGCCGCTAATAAATATAGCATCTCTGGCAAGATAGGGCAGATAAATGGTTTCTCGACGGTCATCATAGACGACAGCATATATATTGACCTCGATATCGGGGAGGCATATTTTGACGACGCAAACCATTCAAGCGCGAATTATAGCGTCACCATTCCGGCAGAACTCCCGACTTTGAAACCGGGCAACAATGCTATATTGATAAGCAGCACCTTCACGTCTGTTAGAATCACGCCGAGGTGGTGGAAGATATGATCCCGATCTTATATGACATAAACGAAACTGAATTTATTTCTAACGGACTTTGCCGATTAAGTGATTGCATCTCTTGTGTCGTAACAGAAGAGCGAAACAGTGTATATGAATGTGATTTTGAATATCCTGTCACGGGTGTGAATTATGATCTCATACAAGTCGGACGCATCATAGGCGTGACGCACGATGACTCAACTTATAAAAGAAGTGAGATTGCTATAGGACCGCTTACTGATGAGAGGCTTGAAGAAATCACGGACGAAAACGGAATGATTCTGACAGGTGAAGCGATAACTGAGTTTACTGTCCGCGATATTCAGCCGTTCGACATCGTGTCTTTTTCGAGGCCGATTGACGGAATTGTAAAGTTTCATGCGGTTCACATCAGTTACCGGCAATCGTATTTGACAACAAAAGGCACGAATATCAACAGTCTGACAGATGCGTTTACGATGTTGAAAAACTCAACGCCTAGCAATCCGTTCACTTATTGGACGGACAAGGCGAGCACCGGCTATCTTTCAAGTGCGGATGGAGTGCCGAAAACAGTACGCTCGTTACTCGGCGGGGTAGAGGGGTCGATTCTTGACGCCTACGGTGGCGAGTATGAGTGGGACAAGTTCACAGTCAAGCTGTGGGGGTCACGAGGTCAGGACAGAGATTTCTCGATTCGTTATAGCGTGAATATGCTCAAGTATGACGAGGACTTTGATATATCTGAAACATATTCGAGCTGTGTACCGTACTGGAAAAACAACAGCGCGATCGTTATCGGAGACCGACAGGACTGCAACGGCTCAACGCTGACAGGACGAGGGGAGTGCGTTCCACTTGATGTCTCGGACAAGTTCGAGAGTCAGCCGACAAAGGTGCAAGTCGAGGAAATGGCCGCATCAATAATGACGACGAGCAATCCGAACATCCCGAAGCAGACCATCAAGGTCGAGTTCGTAAGACTTCAAGATTCGCCTGAGTATGCTCAGTATCGGAACCTTCTCGATTGCAGATTATGCGACTCAATAAACGTGATATTCCCATATTACAACACAACGGCACGGTTCAAGATCGTTAAAACAGTCTGGGACGTGCTTCGTAACAGATTCGAGAGAATGGAGCTCGGGGATCTGTCGACTACACTTGCGGAAGCTCTTGGTATAAAGAAATAGGAGAACGAAATGCAAATACACGAATTAAACGATTTTTATGGGTCACTTGGCAGCGGGTCGTATCTCGCTATAGATAACGGAACTGACACCGGAAAGATTTCCAAAACGGAACTATTTGCAGACACCGAGGCTCGAATCGACAATATCATAGGTGGTGACGCTCCATCAGCTGCGGAGATAATCGACGCCAGAATGGGCGCGAATGGTTCTGTTTATGACACACTTGGCGGGGCAATAAGAGGTCAGGCCCGAGACATACAGAACACGATGTTTCACAGAGAGTTCAATATCGTTGATTTGATACATAAGGAATCAGTTCTCAATAATGGCGTGCAGTACACTTGGAATGATGATGGGTCTTGCACTTTGTCGGGAACAGCTACGGCAACGTCGTTCAGCCGTTTTTTCTATTCAACAACTAGTTTCCCGCCGTTTCTCGAATCGGGTACGCCGGTTGCATTGAAGATAGAATCAACAAATCCTAGTAGTGTGGTCGCGTTCCAGATATATAAATGCGAGAACGGTGCGCTCGGCGGTCAATGGATAAGCATTATATCGAGCTTTGGTGGGGACGGCACTTACAACGGAATCATTCCGACAGGATTAACGGGTCTTATGATAAGAATATATGTGGCAAATGGCACATCAGTAAACGAAACCGTTAGAGTGTCCATAGTCCCACAGAGTACGATGCTAAATACGCCAAACACAAATAACTATATGTCCGACGACGCGAACAACATAAAGCGCAACGGAATAATATTTATATCCGCGGGCGGTCATGCTCAAGACGTGGCGAATTTGCCGTATCACACTTCCGGGTGGCTGGCCGTTGACTGTATTGGAGAAAAGGGCTCGGTTGGAATAATGCAGATCTTTTACCCGTGGAATCCTTCCGGTCACGAGATCCATTGGAGAACGTGTCAAAATGGCGTATGGAACGATTGGAAAGTGCTCGGCTCAGGTGGTGGCGGTGGTACAGTAATAGAGAATACCTATAACATAACAACAAGCCCGACAATCACAACAGATACAAACGGCTGGCTTCAGCCGATAGATACAGAGTCGGAGGATGAGACAGGCAAGACCGACATGACAGGAGCTATCATGTCGATGCTTACGGACACAGGATACTGTCACCTTGCGAAGGGCATATACTACGTTTCTGGCAACATAGATATGCCATATGGGTCAACGCTTGAAGGATGCGGAGAGGATACGATTATAAGGCTTCTGTCAAGTGTGTCGAGCGGGTATTGCGTTAAACCTACAAGGTTCAGCACCATTAAGGGTATAAGATTCAGCGGCGGATATTCGGACGGAGACGTATCGACGCCGACGATCGGAACAAGGCACGGAATCGCATTTGTTGCAAACAAAGACGGAGAAGAATCTGTTCTGCCAAATGTCGAGTCTTGCACGATCTCAAACTGTTGGTTCGAAAACTTTAGCGGTAGTGGTATTTATTGCCATAATACGGGCGGAGGAACAAAGGACGGTCTGCTCGTTTCTGATTGCTATTTCAAATTCTGTAAGGCGGGCATTGATATCGATTATTATTCGGAGTATCACAAGTTCACGAATGTAATCATATATAGATGCTATTACGCTTGCATAAATAAAGGTGGCAACAACGTATTCACAGGTTGCACATTCCACGGCACCGTCGGATTCCTGATGGATGGGTCAAGGAATAACGCACACGGCTCGGCTGTCGGATGCACATTCAATCACATCGACAACTGGAACCGGCCAGACACACGCGGAGGCGGTATAGCGGTACAGGCGACAGGAACAACATCGGGCTTTATATTTACCGGGTGTCAATTCTGGTACGGAGCCATCTCTGTTGCAAGCTCGAAAGGAATTGCGTTCTCGGATTGTCTGTTCGGTGGTAACAGCCCGGAGATAACTGTCACCGGCAATTACCCGGCATTTTTCTCGAATTGCATATTCCACGCAACACCAACGCTCGATGTCAACACATCGACTAAATTTGATAATTGCTATCTCGATTCAAACGGAAGTGTTATAGGAGCATAAAATGAAACTCGACAACAGAACATATGACATTCTCAAATGGGTTGCG